GATGTAGGCCCATTCATCCGCGAATTCGGTGGGCAGCAGGATCCGGTTCTGATTCCAGGCGATAGCAGCGGGGGTGGCTGCAGCCCGCTTGTCTGTGGTGGCGTTCAGCGCCTGGACTTGAATGCCGGCGCGTTTCAGGCTGTTCTCGAGGCCGCGTTCAGTGCCGCTGCGGCGCCAGGTGAGGCGCCGCACGCCGCGGGCTTTCAGGGCGGGTATCAGGTCCTCTACGTCCAGTTGAACGCGCATCAGATCTGTTATGTAAATGCGGCCGTCATCGTACAGGCGGCCTTCGATCAGCACCGTGTAGTCAGCGGTGCTCTTGGCGGTGTATGCGGCGTCGAACCCGTAACCGACGCGGTACGGGCCGCGCGGTAGGTCCTCAGCGTGATACCACCCGGCGGGCTTGAACAGGGCGCTGCCAGGCTTGCGGGGCGCGCCCATGTATAGGGCGTACCAGTCATCCTCGAGGAGGCTGCTGCGTTGCTCTGCCAGCCAGTCCAGCGGCCTGTGCTCAGGCCATAGGGCCTCGCCTGTGGGCAGGATCGCGGGCAGGTTGATTACCTCCCACCCGTGCTTGCGCATGAGCTGCCCTATAGGGTCGTCAGGGTGCCAGCGGGTCGCCAGCACGATGGTACTAGCGCTCGGATGCCGCCGTGTGAACGCAGTCGAACTGAGCCAGTCCATTGCCCGGCGCCTGATCAGGGCGCTGTCTGCCTCCAGCCGGTCTTTCAGCAGGTCGTCTACCAGCAGCAGCCCGTCTACCGGCCGGCCTGTGAGGGGGCCACCCCGGCTGGTCCAGGTGACACCGCCGCCCTCCGGGGTGCCCCACCTGTCCAGGGTGCTACGGTCGCGCGGCAGGTTGTGCTGTTCCGCTACGCGGTTCGCAATGATCACCTGGTCCCGCGTGAATGATTGCGCATACGACGCGTACGCGTGGCGTTTCTCAGGCTGCGCCAGCATGAGCCAGACGAGGCCGTGCAACACCGTTTCTGACTTCCCGTGCTGCGGCGGCACTGATAGGAGCGCGTTGACCTGCCCGCCTGCGCGAATCTGCTCAAACAGATCTGTAAGCGGCTTCAGGTGATGCGGCGCGTCACGGTTCGGGGACTGCGCTATGAAGTCCTGTAGCGAAGCTGGCGGCTCAGTTGAACGTACGCGGGCTGCCGCTCCGACCTTCCGCTGCAGCGCCTGCAGGCGTGAAAGCGTCCTCATTCGCAGTGCCACTCAGCACCTCCCTCGTCAGGGCCACTTCGCTTAGGGCTGTGAACGCCTCTGTAACTTTCGTCAGGTCGTCACAGGTTTCTATCAACTCGAGCATGCGGGTGATGCTGGCGCGGATTGTGGCGTCCAGGTCGTCAGCCCAATGCCCGTTTATGTAATCGTTCAGCCGGTCCCGGAATAGTGCTGACAGTTCGGCGTCGGTGTCGAGCGCGTCTTTCCAGCGCCACAGCGTCCTGGCCGCTACTTTGTAGGTGTCAGCAATTTGTCCTTCTGTGGCTCTGCTGAACCCGTGTCGTGCCCATTCAGCGAGGGCTCTGGCTGCCTTCTGATTGTCTCTGCGGCCTCGGCCGCGTGTGCGTGTGCTCATGGCGTCCCCTCTGGCTCAGTGTACGCGACAGCTTGAGTTTCGCCAGCAGCAGGTATGAGAAGGCCCCGGCTCGTGATCAGGCGATGCCGGGGCGCTGGCGCGATTCCCGCAGTCAGTCTACCGTGTGCGCGTCCATAGGCTGCGGGCCCCATCGGACGGTGTAGTGCACCTGTCTGAAAGACACTACCCCGTGGGGGTCTGCTACCGCCACGTCCCGCACGCCGAGGTGGGTTTTCTCTGCGCGGTCCTGCAGGTTCAGGGTGCCCAGGTGCTCTATGAACAGGCCCTGCAGGTTGACGGGGATCCACAGCTCTACCTCGGTTTCCCCTGCCTGCGCGGCTGCGCGGAGCTGGTCCTCTACCGCGCCGAAGTACAGTTCCCGGTACGCGCGCCGCAGTCCGGCTTGCGTAAACCGCTGTTGCGCGTCCAGCTGCTGCTGCCGCCGAGTGCGTTTCAGTGCGTCAACGCGGCAGGCCCTGCGGGCCAGGTGCTCAGCGGTCGGTCGAATCATCGGGGGCCTCCTCATCAGGTCCGAATGTTTCCGCGAATTTCCCCAGGCTGCCTATCACGTCCCCGCCGTACGGGGTGGTGACAGTCACGCTGGCTGCACCGGCCTCATGCGCTGCGCGGCAGGCGCCGGCGAGCATGTGCACGTCGGAGCGTAGGTTCTGCACCTCGGGCTCTCTGGCGGTCCAGCCGCGCCACATGCCCTCGATCAGTTGGCTTTCGTAAATACCCACGTCGTGCCGTTTCAGGTGCGCGCCGTACCCCTGCGCGCGGGCGTGCGCTTCGAATGCGGCGCGGCTTTCCTCTGCACTCACTGCTCGTCACCACCTTCAGCGCGGGCGACAGTCTCTCGCGCCCAATCGCAGAACATCTGGAATGCCGCATCGTCGAGCCTGTCCTCTTCCGGTTTCTCCAACCAGAACAGCGCAGCCCGGAGCGCTTCCAGCAGGTCAGGGGCAGTTGCAGCGAGCTGCGCGTCGGCTGGATGCATGAAGATGTCCTGGAGTATCCGGCGGTCGTCATTCGCGCCAACGATCTCATCGGTGAGCTCGTCGTAAACCCACGGGCCGGGCGTGTGCTTCTCACTCATCGTCGATTCCTTCCTCGTCGTGCAGGGCGGTTTCCGCGAGCCGCTGAATACGGAGGAGTGCCGCTGTCGCGCGGAAGGCGGTCACTTTCGCTTCGTCGTTCTCAGACCAGTCGTAGAACCTAGGTAGTTTTTCGATGCGGACTAGTGCCTCCCGCAGCCTCTCGTTGTCGGCCTTGAGCGCCTTCACTTCCGCATCACGCGCCAGCCAAGCGGCGAAGGCAAGGTCGTAAGCACTTTCGGTTACCGCCCAAGGCCGTGTTGCCTGCCACTCCTCAAACTGCTCCCGCTTCCGCTGCTCGTCAGTCGGCATCAGGCGCCCCTGCCGAACATGGCGAGCCATGCGTTCGCTACCGCTGTGGGCAGGTGATGATCCCGGCCATGCGCCTGTGAGTGCCTGACGCCATGAGCGCCGGGGCGGGGTGTCAGCGTGACCTCGAAAGGTTCACGGTCCTGCAGGTTGATGTACTCGTACACGTCCACAGCGCAGCCGCGCACCCGGGCGTCAGCCATGAGGGCGCCAGCGATCAGGGCGTCCTCTGCGGGCGTGCCGGGGCAGCTCACGAGGTAGGTCATGGGCTGCTCTACCACGGTGGGGATTCGTTCAGGTCCGGCGGGGAATGCCACGTCCCAATACGTGCGGTCCTCACGTGCGCCGTCAGGGTGCGGGGCGGGCTTTACGGGGCCGCCGGCGAGGCCGATGTTGACGAGGGCGCGGTCCAGTTCACTGCTCACGGGTGCCTGCTGCAATGTCCAGGCAGCCGGGGTAGCCGCTGCGGATGTAGGCGGTCAGGAGCACGCGTAGGGTCAGGGGTTTTCTCATTTCAGCACCTCGGTTAATTCGTCCCAATCGTCAGGGGTCCAGATGTAATGCTCAGCGCCCGCGTTCTGCAGGGCGGTCTGCCATGTGCGCTGTGCTGCCTCGAGCTTGCCGCCTACCGCTTTCAGTTCAGCGAATACCACGCGGTCCCGTACCAGCACGAGGTCCGGGAAGCCCTTGCCGTCGCCTGCGACGGCGGTGCGCCATTGTCCCCGGGCGTTCATTGCCGGTCGGAAGTGCGCGCGCATCCAGCCGCGCAGGGCTGCGTAGTGCAGCACCTGCGCCTGGAAGGCCGCCTCGCTGATCTTGCGGGGGTCTTTACTCATGCGGGATCATGACCGTGCCGAGCCCGGGCTGCAGGGGTCCAGGTCGAATGTCAGGCCGAGCGCGTCGAACAGCTCAGGGGGCGTGTACCAGTCCACTGATTCGTTCCGGGCGCTTTCATGCGTGAAGCCGATCCGCTTCTGATTGCTCATCGGGGTGGGTTTCCTTTCAATTGTCGAATAATCCCGGTTGTGCGTCCGGGTTGATGCAATTCGGACTATACCAAATGGCCTCGAGGTGCCCGGTGTGCGTTCCGTCACTGCTCACTGACTGGTAGCCCTTGCGGGCGCGCCAGCTTTCCCGGGTCCAGCCGTGCGCCAGCAGTTCGTCGTGTTCAGTGCCGTAGCCGCACAGGGCTATGCGCAGGAGGGGGTCCGCGCCGTTCTGGATGCACCATTGCCGGACGGCGGCGCTGATGCTCTTGTCGTACGTCCCCCCCCCGTACATGCGGGCGTCCTGAATGGCCTCGTGATCGTAGGGCGGGTCCAGCAGGATCGCGGTCAGGCCGTGTTTTGTGGTGACGGACGGCGTGAGGACCCGCTGCCAGTCGCCGGTGGTGATGCGCACGCGTCGTAGGCGGTCTGATAGGGCGTGCATCCATTCCCTGATTGCGGCGTGCTGGCCGTTTACGCCTTTTCCGGCGTCCCCTAGGTGCGGGAGCTGCCGGTTGATTCCCCTACCGTCGTTACCGAGGTGCGGGAGCTGCCGGTTGATTCCCGTTCCGGCGTCCCCGAGGTGCGGGAGCTTGCGTTTCACGCCGTCCCGATCTGCTTTCACCAGCACACCGTCCACGACTGACCACGGGCCCTCCCCGCTGCACCAGCCGCTTCCGAGCCATGCGCAGGCGCCCCAGACCCACCAGCCGGCCAGTGTCGCGTCGTAATAGTGCGGGTCAGCCTCTAGGCGGGCTGTCAGGTCCGAGCGGGCGCGCACCAGCGCGGCATGCCGGGCGGTCAGGTCCAGCTCCGTTACCGGCCAGTCCGCTGCAGCGGCTACTGCGTCCGGTTCGGCGGCTGTGGCGCGCCAGAAATTCACCAGCAGCCCGTCTAGATCGTTCACAGTCTCAGTGCGCGGCGGGTGCGGGCGGGCCAGTAGCACGGCGAGGCTGCCAGCGAACGGCTCGATGTAGTTTGGCGTGTCACCGAGGCGAGGCCAGATCATCGGCGCGGCTTTCCGCTTGCCGCCGAAGTACGGAAATGGCGCTACCAGCTGATCCCCGGTCATTTCCGCACCAGCGGAGCGCGGCCTTCACGGGCGCGCCTGGCGTTCAGGGCATCCAGCATCATGCTCGCGGTCCTTTCACCACTGCGGGCCTCCACCCGGGTCAGCACGATCAGCCACTGTGCATCTGTCATGTGGCCGTGTTGCGCTACCTGCAGGCGCTTGTCCTGTTCCCCGCCGGCAGCTGCGCGGCGTTTCATGATTGCAGTCCGGGTGCGGCGGCATTGCTCACTGCAGGTTATAGCGCCCCCGCCGGCTGTGACGGCGCGCCCGCAGATCGGGCAGCGTGGGAGCTGTTCAGCGGGGATCATCCCAGCGCGGCGTATGGCCTCCCGGGCGGCCTTGCTGCGGGCGGTGCAGGCGGGTGTGCAGTGTTTCTGATTCCCGGTGCGGGGCATGAAGACATCTCCGCACGTGACGCATTCGCGCATCTCACCCTGCGTCATGCCTGCGAACAGATCATTGCCCGTCATGCGTCACCGTTTCCAGCTGCAGCACGTCGGGCGCCTCGAGGGCTTTCGGGCCGTCCCGTTTCGCGGTCAGTTCGAAGCTGTCTATGAAAGCGCGGCGCGCGCGGTCCAGGGCAATCTCGGACGGCGCGGCGTACACCGCTTGCCAGCCGCCTGCAGCGCGCAGCGCCTGCCGGCCGGCAGGGGATAGGAAGTCCAGGTTTGTGCTGCCTTCCTTGATTGCCAGCTGCACGTCAGCCCATGCTTCTGTTGCCAGTTCCCGGGCGTTGCCGTGCACGGCTTCCACGAAACGGGCGGGCGCGGGCCAGTACCGGTCATTGTCGAATATGACGCGGCAGGCGCGCACGAATTCGGCTTCTGTCAGGTGCGCCTCGATGTATTCAGCGTACCGGTCGAGGGTTACGTCCAGCAGGCGGTGCCCGTGGAATCGGTTTACAAGTATTTCCAGCTCACCGGCTAACACTTCAGGGTTGATGCTCACGACGGGCCTTGATCCTTTCCGCGAGGCTCGTGGCCCGCTCTACAGCTTGCTGCGTGTTGGGATTCGCTGCCGGTCCGGCGGCGTGTTTCTCTGCCTTTTCAATCACCCGGCCGGCGCGCAGCAGGTTATCGAGGTTGTATTTCCGTTCGATCCAGAAGGGGTCCCGCGCAACCTCTGTCACGGCGGCGGTGAATATCGCAACGGGATCAGTGCCGGCCGGAACTTCCTTCAGGAACGCGCGGAGCCCGTTGCGGCGTTTCTCTGTGAGGGCCTGAACAGCAGGCAGGGGGCCCCGGTGTTCATTCCAGGCGGTCAGCAGGGCCTCGTGTAGTTCTTTTCTGTTCTCACGCTTGACGGGTGCGTGCGGTGCCGCTTGCGGCACCAGCTCTGCCGGTGCGGCCTGGCTGTTCGGATCTGACGTGTTTGTAGTTCCGTTAAACGTTGAACGTTCCGTTAAACGTTCCGTTCCGTTCACATGACCATTGCACTGACCTTGCACGTGCATTGCACATGCTTCGCACGTGCCCTGTGAGTGGGCCAGCAGTGCCGCGTCCCGGAGGGGCATTGCCTCTGCACTGCCCGGCGCGGGGTGTTCACTCTGACGCTCCCGCTGATTCGGACTGTTGAAGTCCAGGAACCCGGCGTATTCCAGCACGGCCTCGTTATCAGCGTCCGCGTACAGCCGGATCAGGCCGACCTCGGCCAGTTCAGTCAGGTAGCAGGTTATTTCCTCTACCGTGAAATCACTGCGTCGGAAGACTGTTACCTTGACCACCAGCGGCTCCGCGCACATGCGGCCTTCGCGGTCCAGGAACGGCAGCATGCTGGCGTACAGCAGCCGGGCGTCACGCCTGACGCTGTTCAGCTTCTCGGACTGTGTGAACCGCTGATCTATCATGCGTCCCCGTGCCACTACGGTACGTCCCGCCTGACTATGCAGCGTGTTGTGTGGGTGGTATGCTTCATGCGTTCTTACCTTTCGACGGGTGAGCGTTCGATCCCGGGGGTGGCCCGTAACCGCCCACCGGGATTCTTATTGCCGATGCCCGGACTATAACCCAGGCTTTACCAGTTGCGCCAATCGGACGCGCCGAGCGCCTCCCCGGCTTCGAACAGGGCCTCCTGCACGTCCGCGTCTGCGGGTGCGGGGTATGCCTCTGCGGCTTTCCGCTGCAGTGCCAGCGCCCGGGCCATAGGCCGCAGTCTGCTGGCCTGGTAGCGCATGATGCGCAGCGCCTGCTCCCCGTCCTGCGCTGCAGCGTACCGCGTCAGTTCAGGGTCGAATCCGAGCACCACGGGTCGGCCGAGACGCGGGTATACGGTTGTGGCGGCTATCGTGCGGAGGTCCTCTATGATGCTGCGCAGCTGCCGGTCCCCGAGGCCGGCCTTGCGGGCCAGATCCTCACGGGTGAGGCCCCCGGGGTGTTCGTTTACCAGCAGGTGATATACCAGCCGGTGCCGGTCTGTGGGGGTGGGGGCGTCGTCACTCATCACCAGCCCGCTCCGTCGTCACGCTGCGGCATCGGCGGCCTCCACGGGGTCCAGGGCTACCGGCCAGCGCGGATCTACGCGCGCGTCCGGGTTAGTGCGCCGCAGGTACTGCTCGAGGCTGACTGCCTGCTCCTCAGCCCAGATCACCTGCGTATCGTGCAGCGCCTGCAGGTCCACCTGCCGGATCAGGTTGTACTTATCCCGCAGCGCGTAGAAGATCCTGCCGGCGGCTACAGCGTCCGCGCTGGCGTCGTGCGCACCCTCCCCGACCGGGCAGCCGTACAGCTCACTGGTAGCGGTCAGGGTGCGTTTCCCCTTGCGGTACTTGTCGAAGTGCCGGTCCAGGATCAGGGGGTCCACTACCGGCGTGACACTCAGCAGGTTTGTGGGCAGGTTGTGCCGGTGCAGCTCATGCGCGAGCACCGTCATGTCATACCGGGCGTTGAACGCGCACACGGGGCTGACGCCGCCGCCCCATGCGAGCACCGTCATGATCTGATTCAGGGCCTGCACGGGGTGCATGCCGGCCTGCGCCTGCTCTGTGGTGACGCCGTGCACAGCGGTGGCTTCCTCGGGTATGTCGATCCCGGGGTTTACCAGGCCAGTGATCATGCTTTCCACGCCGTCCGGGGTCATGCTCACCAGGGCGTACGTGACGATACGGGCCTCGGCTGGATCCGCGCCGGTTGTCTCGAGGTCGAACGCTATCAATCTCATCAGTCAGTCCTCTTTCTCCGGGCTCAGCCGGGGTGCATCCGTAGTAGTTCCCGCTATGGCCGCGTTCACGTCCACCCACACGCCAGCGTCCGGCGTCCACCTGCGCAGCAGGCGGGCGCACAGGCTCGGGACGCGCAGGTGCTCAGGTTCGCAGACAGCCCACTTGCTGCCGCTCTGGAATATGGCTATGGCGGTCTGGCTGGCGCGGGGGCCGAACACGTCCCGGGCCCACTTGACGTACGCGGCGCGCGGTTCATTCGCTGTGCGGATCATCAGGCCGCGGACGCGCTCGAGCACGTCGTCAGAAACGATGGAGGGCGGGGCGGGTAGTTCCCGCCCCTTTACTGCCCGGCTCATGCGGGCACCTCGTCGGTTGTTTCGTCCTCACCTATGGGCTGCATGGCGGCCTTGCGGGTGCGGGATGGTCTGGCGTTCGGGTCGAGTTCCGGCAGCAGGCTGGCCTGTTCAGTGCTGGCAGCCTCTGCAGGCTCCGGGGTGGGGTCAGTGTCCACTGCCTCCGGCGCAGGGGCCTCTGCGGCCGGCTCAGCGGCTGTAGGCTCAGCCGGTGGTGGGGCGCCGTGCGCCGCGACGCTGCTCTCGTAGTCCAGGTGCTCATGCCACGCTGCCAGCGCCTCCTGCAGCAGCGTCTCGTCAGTCGCGTACCGGCCGTCGCTGCCAGTGCCGCCGATGCGCTGCATGGCCTGGCTGGCCTGCGCCTCTGTGAAGTCCTTGACGCTGTTCACGGGCGCCTCGAGGCCCGCCAGCCAACTGAAGAAGCCCCGGGCGCGCTGCTTGCCGGCGTCGTCATCCCCGAACTGCAGGGCGCGCATAGCGATACCGAGCGCCGTCCACTGCCGCTGCGTGCTCATCGGCACCACGGGGGCAGGCGGTGGGGGTGGCGGGGGCAGGGGCTCACCCTCCCGCAGCCAGTCGCGCAGTTCTGCGCCGAACGCTTCGCCCGGGCGCTCTACGGTCTTGTTGTGGAACTTGCCGGAGCGGTCTTTCGTGATGATCCCCGCGTTATCGAGGCTCATTTCCATCAGCATGTCGTAGTCGTACTCGCCGCCCTTTTCGTACTCAGGGGCCAGGCCGACCTTCACGGGTTTGCTGCCCTCTGTGACCCACTCGGTCCTGCTGCGCATGGTGACGATTACGTGCCCGGGGAAGGCCAGCAGGCGATCCCGCAGGGCGTGCAGTCGCGGTTTGCTTTCCGACCAGGCGCTCCAGGTGTTGCCCCGGTACTTCCGGTGCGCGAGCTTATCGTTCTCTGCGGTCAGGTACTGCCAGACGTGGCTCAGGGAATCAATGATCAGCACATTGTACGTGCCTGCGGCGGCGTCAGCCATACGGATCATGGCCTCGGGGCTGGCATCCTCTGGCGGGGCAGTGTCGAATCCCCAGCGGTCCGCGTACTTGCTGGCGCTGCCGTGCTCAGTGTCGATCACGGCGATACGGCCGCCGATGCCGGTGGCTACGCGGAGGCTGGTCATGGTCTTGCCTGACCCGCTCGGCCCGAAGATTGCCAGACGCAGGTACGATTGCGCCTTGCTGGCTGGCTTGAATATGCTCATTCCTTGCTCCTTTCGGCGTCCCGGTCTACGACTTCGCGTAGTTTCATCCGGGTTAGCCTTTCCAGATACGTGCCTCGGTTGTGAGGTTTAGCGGCGGTGCCCGCTGTCTTGTATTCTACTACGCGGTCCTGTAAGCGTGTCAACATTGAACCAATTAGGGCGCGGCGTTTCTGTTCGTATTCCGCGCGGCGGTCAGTGACTCTGATCATCAGAAGGGCAGCTCCGGCTCGTCTGCGCCGATGATTCGGCAGCAGGCGGTCTCCACCTCGCGGGGGTCCATGCTCAGGGTTGCGCCGGTTTCAGTGAACACCCCGATCTGTTTCGAGAATTCCAGATCCAGCAGGGTAGCCGGGCTGCCGCACAGGTCGTAAATCACCGTGTCCAGAATGGCGTCCACGAAGCCAGGTGCGGGCGTCACGGGCTTGCTGTTGTTCCGCTGCAGGCCGGATCCAGCGCAGGCGGGGCAGGGGTACGGCTCAGGCGGCTCGCTGTAATACGGCTGATGCCATTCGTCCCCGGACCCGTTGCAGGTGGGGCAGTCTTTCACGGGCAGGGTCACTGGCCGCGCCGCCGTTCTATCCAGTCCGCAAGGGCGGCAGCGGCGGCCATTGCGCATAAGGCTGCGAAGGCGAAGGCGCCGACTATCAGCATGGCTTGTGTGTGCGTTACACTGCTCATTGGTGTTTCCTTTCACCCGGAGCCGGTGCAGCTCCGTCCAGATGCGAGCGGCAGGCTTAACGGCCTGTCGCTTCTTCCTGTGCCTGCCAGGGCACATCCAGGTAGGTGGCGAGCCGGATCACGGTGCCGCGTAGTACGGGTCCGTCATCGTTCAGGAATCGGCTTACCGTGTTGTGGCTCAGGCCCGTGTCTCGGGTGAGCTGCCGGCGGGTTATGCGTTTGGCTGCTATGGCCTCCTCGACCTCGCGCCGTATGTCGTGTATCGGTCGCATGTTTCTGATGGTAATTCATGACCCCCGCCTGTGTCAACAGTGGCGCGGGTTGACACACTGCGGGCTGTAGGTATATACTTGTCTCAGCTCAGGGCCGCACGCCCAAACCACCGAGCTGCACCACGAAAGGAACACCAGCATGACCACCTACCGCGTACTCGGCACCACCGGAGACATCAATCACTGCGACTGCTGCGGCCGCCAGGGCCTGAAGCGCACCGTTGCCCTTCTCAACAATGAAACCGGCGACATCGAATACTTCGGCACCACCTGCGCCGCGAACGCCGCCGGCTGGACTGTCAGCGAAACCACCGCCCGCATCCGCGCCGCTGACGCCGAGGCCCGCGCCGCTGAACAGGCCCGCCAGGCCGAGGCCCGCGAGGAAGCTGACCGCGAATACTACGCCTGGATCGCGCAGAAGGCCGGCGTAACCGCTGAACAGGTCCGCGCGGATTACGTGGGGATCGCCACCGCGCAGTTCGGCTCCTGCCTGAAGGCCCTTAGCGCATACCGGGCTGCGCAGGGGCCCGCAGCGTGAGCCGCCGCAAGGCCCCGCTGCCGTACAGGCTGCGGGATCTGCGCGGGCTGTGCCGGGGTCAATGCTTCCCGGCTTTTCGCGTCATTGCGCGTCAGGGTTGACACGCTACGGGATGTAGGTATATACTTAAATCAGTCCGCAGGGCACCTGCCCTAAATCACCCGGACGCCACAGAAAGGGGACTTAAATGCCCACCGCCTCACCCGCAACACTTCGCCGTGAATACATCGGCGCCGAAGGCCGCTACCGGCTCGACACCTTCCGCACCCGCTTTGGCGATATCACCTATCTGGTCGCAGATCTGCACCAGATGGACGAATACGACATGCCGGCAATCATCCGGCAGGAGCCCACCCGCGAGGCCGCACTGCGCGGCCTCATCCGGAGCGCGGCATGAGCCGCGCCTTCACTGACCTGTACGCCAGCGCCCTCGGCCGCCGCCTCATCCTGAACCCGGAAGGCACCCGCCTCCGCATCTGGCACGGCCATAAGGGCGAAACCGTCGAAGTCATCCGGGCATGGAGCGAACGGCAGGAACGAAACGGCTGGATCTGCTCATACGCTGGCTTCCTGACAGACGAGGAACTGATCGCCCGGTACTGCATGACTGACGGCACCCGGATCGAGCGGCTGGAAACCGTGACCGTGAAACGGTGGCGGGCCCTGTGAGCCGTCGAAAGGTGCCGCTCCCCTACCGCCTGCGGGACCTGCGCCCTGACAGCGTAATGGAACTGGCGCGCCGGGTGAAACCGGCCGCCAGCGGCCCCGTGGAGTACACGCTGCCCGGGTATTTCCATGCGGCGCACAGGAGCCTGAACCTGGCCGCCGGTGAGGTCATCCGGCGTAACCGGTCCGGGACTGTGCGGGTCCAGGTGGACGCGGAGGCGTATCAGACGCTGCTGGAAAGCGCCACGTGGGCGCTGCGGTCGCCGCACGCGACTATTGATCTGCGGACGGCTGCGCGTCGGTCTGTGAAGGTGCTGCTGGATCCTGCGCGGGCTGTGCCGGGATAGTGTTTTCCCGGTCTTTCGTGGCATTGCGTGTCAGGGTTGACACGCTGCGGGATGTAGATATATACTTAAATCAGTTCAGGGAGACACCCCGAACGAACACGAAAGGGAACCAGCACATGACCAGCAACATCGAACGATTCTTCAACACCCCGACAATGAGCCAGTACACCTTCCTGCCCGAACACACCGGCGCCGACCGGGAAATCACCTGCACCGAACTCCGCGAACTGATCGACACCGCCCACCCCGCTGAACAGGTAGTAATCGCAAACGCAGCAGCCGAAGTGACCGCAAACGGCGGCGGCGTTTATGACCTCATTAAACGCCTCGTAGACGCCTGCCTGATCTAACCTCTACACGGCCCGCCGGGAGCCACATCCCGGCAGAAAGGAACACCCCTTATGAAAGTCCGCACCGCAATAACAGCCCTTCTCCTCAGCCTCGCCTTCGCCCTGCCGGGCGTCACCAGTGCGCAGTCCCGCGCACCTGAACTCGGCTACCTGTTCGCCCTCGAGTTGGACGGCACGCTCGGCTGCCCCATACAAGCCGGCGTCACTGAATACGGCGGCGCCTGCTGGACGCTGGACAGCAGCGAACGCCTGCACCAGACGCTCATGAATCACCTGCTCGGCAGCTTCTCAGACGTGACGATCACGAGCCCGTGGATAGCACTGGACGCCGGGGACGGCGCCGCCCGCATGTTCACAGTGGACGGGCACGGCGTGGAATACATCGTCTATATCATCAGCAGCGGCGCTTACACCAGCTACGGCATCGTTGCGCCCGCTCTGGACGAGGGCCTGTAATGGGCGATTACGAACAGGGCCCGATGCAGGACGCACCAGAATTCCCGGATCAGGACTGGCGGCACCTCGAGGAAACAGCCCCCGAAAGCTACACCGGCGCGCCCGGCAAGTGGGAACCCCGCACGCTGGATGATATGGCCTGGCTGGCTGAGCGCGCGGCATGGCATGCCCGGCAGTTCGCAGCGCAGGAGGCCGCCACGAAGGCCCGCATTGAACGGGAGCGCGCCTGGCTGGATAACCAGCGCACTCGGTATCAGGAGCGCATCAGCTGGTACGAGGATCACGCCGTGGCGTTCATGCAGCGGCACCGCGCAGCGGAGCTCGAGGCTGGCATCAAACCGGACCGGCTGACAAAGACGCTCGAGCTGCCCGGCGGCGTCGGCAAACTGACCGCACGGGCAGGCCGCGACCGGTTCGAGGTGCCCGACGAGGCCCTGGCTATCACGTGGGCACAAGCGAATGACCGGCCGGACCTGCTGAACGTTAAGACCACAGTAGATAAACGGGCGCTGGCGGCCCTCCTGAAGGAAACAGGGGAGATTCCCGACGGTGTGGAGCTGATCCCCGGTGACACCGTGTACAAGCTGGAGCTGCCGAAATGAGGCTGCCGCGCGTGCGGCAACCGCGGCATGGGCCCGGTACGTGCTGCATTGCCCGTAACCGCATGATGAAAGCGCGGTACGGCACGCTCGCGCAGGCGCAGAAGAAAGCCGCGCAGATCCTGCGGGATTCCGGCGTGACCGTGGAGCCCTACGAATGCCTGAACGTGCCCGGCACCTGGCACATCCGGCGTACTGCAGACCCGGAGGCCAGCTGATGCTGTGGCAGGTAACGTTCCTGATCCTGGCCTTCATTGTCGGCGCGCAGTACGGCCGCGTGCGGGTGCAGGCCAGTGAACAGGCAGCGAGTACCGCGACTGAACAGCTGGAGCGCCTGCGGGACAGCCTGCAGGCCATGCAGGCGCAGCAGGCTACCGCCCGGCGGGATCATATGGCTATGGCGGCCATGCAGGGGCTGCTGGCGTCTGAACGGCCGGCCATGTTTCACCCGGATATAGCCGCAGCGCATGCGTATGCGTACGCTGACGCGCTGCTGAAAGCTGGCGGGCATCATGACGCTTGACCGCGCCCCGAAGCGTGGCCGCCGCCTGCGGTTCGCACCGTCAGACCCGCCGGAGCGCGTCATCGTCACCATTCACCAGCGGCAGGCTGACTGGATCCGGGATCGCGGCCTGAACCGCAGCGGCCTCGTCCGGCAGCTGCTCGACCGGTACATATCGCACGTGGAGGATGCGGAACGTCAGAAGGCCCGCGCCCGGTAACGCAGACCGCCCCACGGCATCCTGACCGGGGACGCTGCGGGGCGGTGTGTTGCGAGGCTCTGCCTGTTCACAGGGTAGCAAAATCACCGGGCGGGACTCTGCGCATCGTACGCGGTCCCGCCCGGCCTGCTCCTCACCCTCGCTGCACACCCGGGCTCAGGTTATCACATGCGGGTCATCATGCGCAGTGCAGCGTGCGAGCTTGACTTTCAGATCGTCCACCACAGCCTGCAGTTTCACGATCACAGTTTCTTTCCGTTTTTCCTCAGCCTCTGACACAGCCAGGCGGGACTTCAGAGTCGTTATTTTCTCCTGCGCATCCGCGAGCTGCGCGTACACAGCGCGAATTTCCTGTACCGCCTCATCGTATTTAGCCAGGGCCTCATCCCGCTGATTAGCAACGCGGTCATACGCCTGCCCCACGCGCTCAAACTCCTCCCGGTAGCGGGCAATAATCTCCCCGCTGGCCCTGTCAACCTGTTCGCGCAGGGTCGCCGCGAGTGTGGCTTCATCGTTCCGCACCATCCGTCTGTGATTCCAGTACGCTCCGAGCGCGCCGGCGCCGCCGCCCGTCAGGAGGCCGGTCAGGAGGGGGACCCATATTTCTATGTTCACTGACTGTTGCCTTTCCCCGCCCCGGCCGGCGGCACCAGTCGAGGGGGTTACGGGGTGACGCGCACCCGCGCTATTCGATCGGATCCGGAGAGAACACTCCACCAGGCTGCTACAGCCACATCAGCAGGCCGGTCGGCCCGCACGGTCACATGTATAGGCCCGGTGTACTGCTGGCCTGCTGGCGCGGCGCAGGACAGGCTCAGGTCCCCTATGGGCGTGCACGTCAGGGGGATGCTGCTATCCAGCACCGCGTCCACCCGGCCGAGGTCGAGGAACACGTCAAACACCGGCTGCCGGGTGTGCTCTGTAACGGTGATCGTCAGCACGTGCTCGTTCTCTACCGTGACGGTCAGGGGGGCGTCCCCGACGAACTGCGGCAGACACCCGGCCAGCACCACGCCGAGCGCCACGATCAGGGCGGCTACACGGGCCCTCACTGTCGGGCCTCGTCAACAGTGCGGAGCGCCTCATTCAGCGCAAACAGCGTCAGCTGCTTACCCGTCTGGAACGTGTTACCCGCCTCACCGCGCCTGATGCCCTGCAGCAGCCGGTCCGTAGCGGCGTCCAGCACCACGCGGGGTACGGTGCCGCCGAAGTGCTTGTGAATCTCAGGGATCAGCACTTTCTTGACGAGCGTATCCAGCAGCACGTCGATAATGCCGCCCAGGTCCGGACTGACGTGCTGCAGCGTGACCTCCCCCGCCTGCGGGCCTGTCGTCTCCACAGGGAGGCCCACCGCGGACGGCTCACCCTGAACGTGCGTAGCGCCGGGCTGCGCTGCCTGCCGGGCGTGCGCTTCGGCTCGTTTCCTCTGATCGTCGCTCATGATTCCCTCCGGTCCTGCTTGAAAGACTGACCACGCGCCAGCAGCGCCGCTTTCGTTTCACCGTCCGGCGCGGTCCGGTACGCTACCGGGTCCACCCCGGCCTCTGTCAGCGCCTCAGCCTGTTTTTCATCCCACCAGCCGCCAGCGCGCAGGAACACCAGGGCAGCGAACACGATCACGCTCCACGGCCACGGCAGGCCGAGGATAGGGTCGTCTGCGTAGTTCCCGGTCTGCAGGAATCCGACCGTCAGCACTATAGACAGTGTTGCACTCACGGCGTGATTAACCCAATGCGGCACATTCCCCATGCGCTTCTGCAGCCGGACCTTGATCCACTCCGTCCCGCTTTTCGCTATGGGCGCGGCCACCAGGACGGCACCGCCGGCGACGATCACGCCGAGGAACGGAAACGCATCAATCAGCAGCACCAGCCACTCAGGCATGCCACCGAGGCCCTGAGCTAACGCCACGGGCGCCAGCAGCAGGAACACCAGCAGCGCCAGCCCTACCCGCTTCACGGTCATTACAGCCTGTTTCACAGTGTCACTTCCTTTCATCCCGGCGCTTGCCAGACCTCGGATCGCGCCGAACGCAGCGGCGTTTAATCCACCGCAGGATACGCGACTCTGCCGCCCGCTGAATAGGCCGGGCGCGCATCAGGCGCTGGTCATGAGGGGCGGGCTCCAGCGGATCAGGGCGCGCAGCACTGCCTGCGCAACGTGCACCCGGTACGCGCGCGCGGCGGCCATGTCCTGCGGGTAGGCGTCTATGGCGGCCACCTCGAGCATGACTGCCGGGACGCGCACCGCGTCGATATACAGGCCGTTGTGATTGCTCATGCGGCTGCTCCAGACGCGGGACAGGCCGGACTCTGTAGCCAGCACGTCAGCCAGCGCCCGGGACTGCGGACGGCCGTCCTGGTAGTACACCAGGCCATAGGACCCCGGCATGTTGAAGTGCACGCTGATATACACCAGTGCGTCCGCTGGCACCGCCTGCCGCGCCGCGTACGTGGGCCGGGTATCATCCCCCCGCGTCAACAATACGGGCAGGCCCAGCTCCGTCAGCAGATGCTTGATAGTCAGGACTGTCTCGAGGTTCGCCTGCTTCTCAGTCATCCCCGGCGTCACGGTCCCCGGGTCATTCCCCCCGTGCCCCGCATCCAGGATGATCGCCCTCACGCTGCAGACCCTGTAGCGTCCACCCAGCCGCTGCCGTCCCACCAGATCGGGTGCCCGAGATCAGTGTCGAAATACAGGGCGCCCACCTCAGTCGGGCCCGGTGTCGGCCGGTCCAGTGTCGTGCCGAACGGCGGGGCGTACACGGTGGCCTTCAGGTCACTGCCCAGGATCTTACGGGCGCGCTGCCCGACCGGAGCGCCAGGGCGCACCACATACACCATGTCGTCATCGTCCAGCTCCGTGATCCACAGGATCGCGGGATCCAACAGACTACTCATGCGGCATCATCCTCCCTCTGGATGCGTAAACGGCGTGCCGTCCGGGTGCGTGAACCAGCCGAGCCCGTCCGGGTGCGTGAAATACAGCAGGTCATCCGGCCTGATTGCGCCGGCGCCTGTGGGGTCCAGGACCTCCACCTGAACTGCAGCGGCGAAAGCTCCGGGCGGCGTGAAATTATCCGCGTACTGCCGACCGACCATTGCGCCCTGCTCAGCGTTCGGTAACTGCGTCAGGCGCCCCACGTGCTCATTCCGCGCTTGCGTGCTGCCGAGCACCGTCAGGTTAGCGGTGCGGATCACGCGCGGCGTGAGGCCCCGCAGGACAATCCCCCGGGCTATGTCTTTCAGCACCAGCGCATCCTGAATGTCGTAACCGCGGATGTGCAGCGCCTGTTCACGGATGCCGTACCGCTCGCGGCTCGCTTCGATCGCGTTGCTGCCGTCCTCGCCGGGCACGAAATCCCCAGCTTCCAGCACCCCGAACTCACCGCTGATCTGCGTTCCCGTTTCAGTGACCGCACCTGTCGCGTCACCAAGGAAAAATTCAGCCAGAGTCCAATAAACGAAGGCGTTGAACCCAACGTATCTTAGTCTGCTCGCGCTTGGATCCATACCGAACTGCACACCTGAGCCCGTCCAGTACGCGATACCTTCCATCCACATGTTCGGCTCCCCGGGCCGCCGGACACGCCAGCGGCGGTGCTCACCCGTCCAGGGGATCGTGAATCGGGAGGGGAACCCGCTCTCCCCGGGGTATCGCCACTGCCCACTGCCGGGGCTTGTCTCCAATTGCAGCCAGTCAGTGCCCTGGAATTGCAGCTCCGCGCGCCGGTACTGCCGCCCGGTGACGCCGATCATGAGGGTCCCGTTGCTGTCAATCAGCTCGATCCCGTCGTCGTTTGAGGGGAGTACCCCCGGTACGAGCGGCCACGTGTCCGCGAATCCCCGGAACGCGCTGCCCGGGTACGCCTGCCTCGGTAGGTCCTCCCCCGGCTGCAGGTTCAAGTACCCGTCAGGCACTTCGAACCACGGTTCCGGGTGCGTCCCCCACTCTGTGAACGTCTCCCCGAGCAGCGCGTCCGGTCCGAACTGGAACCACGAGGGCTGCATCACTGGCTCGTCAGGCACGTGCCCGATGCCGGTGCTGGTGACGCGCGCGCGGTTCTTGATGAGAAACGGGTCAGCGCGGCCCTCAGTCACGTTGATCACGTGCTCAGGCCGCAGCACCACCGCTGGTGTCTCGTCAGCGTCCGGGCCGTACGCCGGCACAATCTGGAACGTGCCGTCAGCTGTTTCGCGGTACGTGGCGCCCGGGAACGGGGACAGCAGATCCTGAATCACGTCCAGCATCGTCACCCGCTCATCCGGGATCTGCGGCAGCAGGATGCCCCGCACCGGCACCAGCCCGTCATCCGGTCCGTATTCAGCGGGGCTCAGCAGCTCAGGCACGAGGGTGCGCAGGTCCGGGACTGGCTCGAAATCAAACCACGGGAACAAACCGGAATCCCGCCACGCGGTCAGCACCTCCGTGATCGCCGTCTGCGGACTGACGCCAGGCTCCCCGAAATCCCGCAGCACGGGCGGCGGCCACGCCGACGCCATGAGGCTTAGCATCGTCACGCCAGCAGCCGTATGAATAACCTCCGCGTTCTGCGTGGGGCGTGGCCAGATGAGCAGATCCGCGGTGCCTGAATGCTGGTAGCGTGCCAATTCCCGGAACGCGAGACGCGCTTCCGGGTCATAAGTGACGGTCAGGCTGTGCGCCACGTCGAAACCCACGTCTTGCGCTATGGCCTCCGTCACGTCCAGCAGGCTCCCTGTGTCCACGCTGGTGCTGCTGCGAATCCGGCCGAATGCGTTCGGGCCGAACCACCACACGAAATCTGAGATCACCCCGTACGCCAGCACGTGCCCTGTGACCTGCCCGCCCGTGTACACGTAGTCGCGGGCGGCGCGGGGTGCTACGTCCGCGCGGACCAGCGCTCGCGTGTTGCTGGCGGGCTGCGCTGGCTCAAGGTTAACGGCTGGCGGGATGCCCACGTCAGCTCACCGTGTAATCCCGGTCCCAACTGACCTCAAATCCCAACGTCAAGGTGTGGCTGGACTCTTTGACCATCGCCTCGCCCTCCTGGAACTGCAGCACCAATGCAGCTATCGAGCCGGAGCTCCCACTGCGGAACATCGCTCCGTGCACGTTCCCGTTCGCGTGGGCTGCTGCGGCTGTCATTGTCTTTGCTCTGCGGCGGCTCCGGGCCGTGTAATCACTGAGTGCGAACGCCTGCTGTGACGAATTGGGGGCGTAGTTCGGACTCCCGGAGGTCAGGTCCCCCGGTGTGAAGAATCTGCTCGCCAGAAACCGCGAAGCGTACCCCACCGTAGTCGAGTTGATGTTCAGGTTCCCGGGCCACAACACGTTGAGCAGGGCGTCCCCGAATAGATTCGTCAGGTTTGATGGGGCACCCCACAGGTCCGCGACATGCTCGCTTGTCCCGATGAGCTGATTACCCGCGTCGTACTCGTCTATTTGGACCGTCACCTGTTTACTGGCGCGGGGGTAGCGCATCGTGAGCTCATGGTCTACCCTGACTGCTTTCCCTGCCAGCAGACTAACCGTTATGGGGTTTCCGGAGGCATCGCGGACGCATTCGATGATTGCTGCATCCACGCGCCCCCACTGTTGATTCGGGCCGAGTCCAAACCCGTTAACGTTGCTGGCGGCCGACAGTTCTACCTGCCGCCACGAAACGATACGGAAAATCCAGTGATCATCATCGTAGTCTGCGATCACCTCCGAAGCGCCAGTGTTTCCCCTTTGGACAAACCCCGGCACCGAACTAATTTCGACGTGCCACCGCTCGAAAGGCTGCTCTGGCACCACCTGCGTAACATCCACCTGGACTTCAGTGGCGCTGACAAAGCTGGTGATTCGGGCGTTACTGCCGTCGTCCCACACGATCGCGCGGCCCACATCCGCAGCCTGGAAAAATGCGGCAGACGCTGTTACGGTGGCTCCTGACTGGCTGGCAGTAATGCTCCCGCTGCGCTCCTTAATTTCCGGCATGCTCCCAGACAAGGTAATCTCGTCAATCAACCGCGTGGGGGATGGTACGCCAGCAATCCGATCTAAGCCCGCGTCTGTGATCATGTTCGGGTGCCAATCCCCGCCCCAAACCTCCTCGCCTGTTTCCGCGTTAATTGCGGGCACGCGCTCACCAGTTTCCATGTCAATAAATGTGATGCGAGCGCGGCTACTCACGCTCATTTGTGCGGTTTTCCCGATCATCTCTTAAACCTCCCGATAGACGCCGATTACAGGCTCTACATCTAGGGTCACATGGTCCTGCACGTGAGGGTTAGCGCCGATATATAGCTCGTACTGCCCGACCGCTGGCTCTGCATCGAGGGCTACGTGGTCTTGCACGGCGTACTTGCGCACGTTGTCCTCGTACCGCCCGATTGTAGGCCGCACGTCGAGCATCACCGCGTCCTGCACGGTGCGCTGCAGGGTGTCGCTGATGTAAGCGTTGCTGAGCATGTCCAGCTGCACAACCCAGCCGCTCAGCAGGTAAACGTGCGTGCTGTTGTTTCCGGTGTTTTCAACTGTCCGAATGCGGACGCTCACGAACGGGTAGCGCTCGCTGGTGAGCAGGCTCAGGTCCGCGTAGAAACTGTATTCGTGCACCCCCTGCTGTGGGCCTTCCGTGGTGCGCCACACCTCGTGCCATTGCAGGGCTTGATTGGCGGCTGTCAGCTCAGTTCGGCTTTGAGCGACTTCCACCACGAGGGTGCGCGCGCCCGCCTGCCATGTTTCCTCCGGGTAGCACACCATCTCCGGTGGGTTATCATCAGTATAGTAATGATTGTACATAACGGCGGGCGCGAGGATATCACCCTCCTGCGAAACGCTGGTCCGGGTGATAGCCCACTGAGTGCGAAATGACACGCTCAGGCCGCGAATCCCGTACCGCCCCTGCTGCAGCAGGTTCTCACTCTGCACAATCACGTCGAAGTTCAGTTCCCGTTCCAGCAGCAGTGTGGGGCCGTCCAGCACCGGGGTAGCGATGCCCCAGGCGTCCAAATCAATCACCTGATCTGACGGCCCGTGCTCACAGGCGCTGCTGTAAATCGGCTGGTAACTGCCTTCCGCATCGCCCTTGAAGCGGGTTGTGGCGTCCAGCATCGGGGCGTTCGACTCCCCAAGCGGCAGGCGGGGCAGCTGAACGCGGAGCGGCTCACCACTCAGCCCGTCAGGGTTAAGCGGTGCACCGCTGAGCAGCACGTGATCCTCAACAGCCCGCACGAGGGTTGTTTCCTCGTAAATGCCGCGTGACGGACGCGCATCCAGCGCAACGGCGTCCTGAACGCGGAAAGGGTAATACGGCCCGGCGAGCACGGCCAGCTCCCCGGATTCCAAACGGAGCGGCAACCCCAGCGTGTCGCTGACGAGCAGCTGCAGCTGGATGCTGACCTGCGCCCGGTCGAGAATCAGTTCCTGATCCCCGTTCCACACGGTGTAAACCGTGAGATACAGGTCCCGCTGTATGCGGCTGTGGATCTGCGTCAGGTCCCCGGGCGGCTGGTAGAAGATCCACACGTCGGAATCCGCTACGGGAATGCCTGCGTGCAGGTCTGTGGTCAGGGTCGGGTTAGTGCCGGGGAAGGTGACGTTCTGGACGTATTGCTGTGTTTCCACGTCCCAGCGGGTGAGGTACACCAGCTGATTGTGCTCGTAAGCGACCACCATGCGGCCGCTCTGGTCGAACACGCCGGTTAGGCGGCGGCTCCCGTGCGGCAGCGTCTGCCCGAAAATGGGGGGGAGCAGGTCAGTGACCATGTGCCACTGCCCGCTGCCAGGCGGCCGCTCCTGCCACGCCTGAGCTTCAAACGCGTGCGTTAGCAGCACCAGCCAATTATGCCCGTACCGATCGCGGCGCGTGCCGTTCTTGATGTCCGCGACTTCCTCCGGCCCTGGCATGGGGAATATTTCAGCGAACCACGAGCCGCTCGGCACGCGCTCTGTGACGACGGGTGAGAATCTGGTCTGGTCGTCGCTCATGGCGCTTCAGCCCCGTTCCCGTTGCCGTTGCCGTTGCCGTCGGGCACGCTTTCCGGGTTGAACGGCCCGGTGCTCGCCGCCAGCACCTCTGTCGTGCCGGCGGTGAATATGGCGTCCACCGGCCGGAACAGAATCTCTGTACGCCACGCGCCGGGCCCGCCTTCCACGGTGTTACCCACCTGGATGATGCCCACGTCCTCTATTGGCACGGGATCCCCGAGCATCTGCAGGCTGACGCGCACCAGCTCACCCCGGTTCAGCGGCACGTCACGATAACCGCCTATGCTGGTGTTGACCTGCCCGACGGGGTGCGCTTCAATCTGCTTCAGCTGCCGGACTACGCCGCTGAACGCCAGGCCGGACCCCTGCACTACGAAGGTCACATCGTCGCCGGTGCCGAGGAGGCCCTGCACGCTGGTAATGATCTGCGACTGCACGAGCTGCAGGGTGAGGGGCGCGAACCTGATCACGGGCTCCGTGCCGAACCACTCGAACGGCGGTACGTGATCGTCACGCTGCCCCACAAACACGCCGGATTGAATCAGAAGGGTGTCAGTCACGGGGTCGCTCCTCCGTCCAGCTTATCCAGGCGCGGCAGGATGTTCCGCTGCACAGCGTCCACAATGCGCGCCAGCTGCTCGTCAGTGAACCTGCGCACGGCGGTACGGCTGGCCGGGTCCGTCAGGCTCTGCAGCTCGAGCGTATTGTTCTGTGTGATGCTCAGGCTGATTGACGGTGCGCTCCTGACCTGGCCGGCGCGGGCGCGTTCCTGTTCTGCACTGTCGCGGCCGCTGCCGCTGAATAGTCCGATGAGGCTGCCGACGAGGCCGAGGCCGCCGCTGATCAGGCTGCTTATGCCGATGCTGCCGCCGAGGAACGGGATAGATCCGAGGTCCATACCGCCGACGATGCTCTGACCGGCGCGTATTGCGCTGCTGAAAGCGTCCGCTACGCTACCGGATTCTATGGCGCCGATCAGGCCGTCTGCGAACTGGAAGCCGCTGTCTATGACGGTCTGCGCGAATTCGTCAGCACTGCGTTTCTGCTCGTCCAGCATGCGGCCGGCCTCTGCCAGCCCGCCGTCACCGTCACGACTCATGAGCCGCCCAACCTGCCGGGACCGGGCGCCCCACCTGTCGCCTGCCGCGCGCTGCTCAGGGGTGAGGCCCGCCAGGGGCAGCGGGGTGATGCTGCTGCGGTCCAGTGTCGGGAATTCGTCGAACGCCTGCACAGCGGCTGTGAGCGGCGGCAGGGCGCCGCGTATGGCTGTCTCCAGCCGGTGCGCGCCGCCGGTCAGTTCGTTTATTTCAGCGGTGGTCATCGGGAAGCGCGTTGTCAGGGCCTCCAGCGCCTCGTTGATCTGCTCAGCGGGGGCGCCAGCGTCTACCAGGGCCTGCACGGTGTCCCGCAGGATCAGTTCAGTGTCAGCCAGCATGGCGCCGGCACTGACGCCGCCACCCTGGCCTGTGAACGGGCTGCCGAAGTCCATTTCTGCAGCGCGTTCCCGCGCGCCCTCGATGATGCCGCGCGCTATGGCCCGCCCTGTGGGCTGCCAGCCGCCCGGCGGGGTCAGCAGGACCGGAAACTCATTGAAAGCCTGTTCAGCATCCTCCAGGCTGCCGGTGAGTGTCTCGAGCCACTCCCGGATCTGCGCCTGGCTGGTCGGCACGTGCCGGGTCAGCATTTCTATGGCTTGATTCGCCTCGGCCACTGTGAACCGCTGCCCGCTTGCCAGCATGCCCTCGAGCGTGTCGCGGGCTATGGCTGCAGCCTCAGACCCGAGGGCAACTGCGCCAGCGCCGTATGACGGGCCGGTGTACCCGCTCAGGTCAGCTTCCATAGCCCGCGCCCAGCGTTCCCGCGCGGCCTCGATGATGTTCTGTGACCGGTCCAGCTCAGCCAGCAGCTCCTGCTCCCGGGTGGTCAGGTATGCCAGCTCTGCGTCTGTCACCTCGTCGTAATGATTCCGCAGCAGCTCATCCCGGGCGGCTTGCACGAGCCGCAGGCGGGTTTGCAGGTCAGCGGTACGGGCTTCTTCCTCGTCCACCCCGCTTGCTACCAGGCGGTTTGTGATGTTCAGGGATCGCAGGCCCGCTGATGCGAGGTCAGCGAATACACTGTCCACCGTTGCGACTACTACAGCCTCAGCAGCCGCTGCTGTAGTACCACCAGCGCCCGTGAACGTACCCCCACCGCCGCCGCCGGCGCCGCCGCCAGCCGCGGGTGTGAACTGGAACGTACGGACCGCCTCGAGTTGCGTGTCCACAGCCTCCAGCTCAGACCGCAACTGCCCGATCTGCGAATCCAGCTGATCCAGCGTCCGCAGGTTCACATTGGCGGCGCCGAAGTTGAACAGCTGCCCGAAGAAGCCCATGTCAGCGAACGCCAGCACGTCAGCCTCTACGCTGCGCCTGAACGCTTCCTGATTCGCCAGGGTTATCTCCAGCACACGCCGCTGACGGTTCAGGTTATCCTGCGCCGCCTGCCGCTCTGCCTCATTCGTGAAGTGCAGCTCCCCCCGGTATTCCCGGAGGCGTTCGATCAGCTGATTCGTGCTGTCCTGCATGCGCTGCCGGACACCCTGCCCGGCATCCATTGCATCGTTCAGGGCGTACCACAGGGTCGCCAGGCCCGCGAGGATGCCGGTCACGCCGAGGAACGGCAGGAACGCCACGCGCAGCATGCCCCAGCCCTGCACGATCACCGGGGTCAGGCGGGCGATGGTGCCGAGGCCCACCAGCAGCGGACCGGCTGCAGCTACGACGCTGCCTATGACTATGGCGAGCTGCTTGCCGCTGTCGCTCCACCCGTCAATCCAGCGGACCACGTTCGTGAGGGTGTTCACGCCGGACTCAGCTATGCCCAGCAGGCCGCCTTCGAAGCCGAAGCTGATCATCAGGCCCTCTATGGCACTTCTCAGCTCTACTACCGCGCCCCTGAACCCTTCCATCTGCGTGCCGGCTACACGCTCTGCGGTGCCGCCCACATCGTCCAGGTCTGCCGCGAATTCCCGCAGTGCGCCGGACCCCTGCGACAGTAGCGCCAGCATGCCGGGCCCGCCGCGCTGCCCGAAGAAATCCATTACCTCTGCACTGGTCCGGCCCTGCGCCTCGAGCTGCTCGAGAATGTCGGCCAGCGGCAGCATCTGCCCGGCGGCATCGTAGATGGTGAGGCCCAGCTTCTCACCCTCAGTAGACAGGATCGCGAGGATGCGGGACAGGGTGGTGCCTGCGCGGCCGCCCTGAATACCGGCATTCGACAGCATTCCGACTGCGGCGGTGGCTTCCTCAAAGGCCACGCCGAGGCCGGACGCTACGGGGCCGGCGAAGCTCATGGCGTCCCCGAGCTGACTCAGGTCAGTGTTGGCGCTGATGAACGCGGTGGTCAGCACGTCTACGCTGTTTTCCAGCTGATCAACCGTCATGTTGTAGCCGGTCATGACGTTGGTCACGATATCGGCGGCTGTCGCGAGGTCCAGCTGCGCGGCGGCGGCCAGGTTCAGCGTGCTCGGCATGGCGCCGTATATTTCCTCTACCTCGAGGCCCGCCATAGCCAGAAATGACATGCCGTCAGCAGCCTGGCTGGCACTGTAAACAGTGGTGGCGCCGAGGTCCCGCGCCCGGTCCTGCAGCTTGATGAAATCCTGCCCTGTCGCCTGCGTCAATGCGCGGACGCGGTTCATGCTCTGCTCAAACCCACCTGCAGCGCCGACCACAGCGACACCCATAGCTGTGATCGGCGCGGTCAGCGCGACAGTCAGGCGCGTACCGATGCCCTGCAGTTGCCGGCCGATCTGCTCTACGCCGCGTGTTGTTTCCTGACGTGCCTGCTGGAACCCGGACCGGAGCCCGTTCAGATCCAGTTTCGTGCTCAGGACTGCAGCGCCGAGACTACGGCCGGTTGCCATGTGCGCGCCCCCTCATGCGGTCTATCTTAGTTCGGCTGCCACCCGAACCTGTCGCGCACCGCTGCAGTTGCCCATTCGGGCAGGTCCTGCCAGTGCCGTGCCAGCGCATCCCGCGCCGGGTCGGACAGTTCTGGCCGGGGCACGGGGTTGACAGCGAACGGCGGCAGGTTTTCCTCCACACGCCACCAGTTCCGCGCGCGCGGCGGCCGCTCTGGCTTGCTCTGGTCCGCGTCCGGGTCCGGCTCTGTGTATCGGGGGCTCATGAATTCCCGCAGGTCAGTGAGGATCTGCGCCATGCCGTAGTGTTCCCGCCCGTAGTGCTCTGGCAGGTGTTCGTACAGCAGTTCTATTTCCCAATCGTCCAGGTCCAGCAGTTCAGCCGGGCGCCTGCCGGTTGCGTAGCTTAGTTCTGCGATTCGCCGGCGGGTACTGTCCCGCCGTACAGGTTTGGGCGGGTCCGCTCCCGCCATTCGAAGATCAGCTGACCCAGCTCTACGTCGTCGCCCTGTTCAGCCAGCTCCTCGACAGTGAGCTGCCGGGGTTTCGGGCTCACCAGCAGGCCGTGCTGATTGATGAAGTCAACAAACAGCGTCAGGACCTCACGGAGCCCCACTTCCTGCGTGGCGTTGCCCTCGAGGGCCAGCAGCAGGCGCATGTTGATGTTCTTATCGAGCCGGAATTCCAGATCCCCGAATTTCACCGTACCCCTGCCGGTGCGTGCGGGCGGGGTGGCCTCGGCTGCTTTCGCGGCCTTCTGCCGGGTGGTTTTCGTAGCTTTCTCTTTCTGTGCAGTCATGGTGCAGTTCCTTTCAGCGTGATGCCTTGAATAACCCGGGGCGTGTCCCCGACCATTTCCTCCGTGATAGTAACCTGCCCGCCGTCCGTCAGCGGGTAATCACCCGGCAGCAGGCCAGCGTGCAGCAGCAGGACCGGGCAGTGCAGGCCCGCGCCCCGCCAGGATGCCCCAGGTGCGCAGATCACAGCGTCACTGACGGAGCGAACGCGCCCGGCGGGCGTGATCACCTGCCGGGCGTTCGTTCTCTCGGTGCTTTCAATCAGCACAGGTCAGGGGACGGGCACAAACTGCGTGCGCAGGCTGCTGAACCGCACGGTGTAGTTCAGCTGGATCAGGTTGTCAGCCGGGGACGGCGTGCCTACGTCAGTGACGCGGGCGAGGCCCTCATGCACGATGTACGGGCGGCCCCGCTCGTCAGGCCACACGCCACGCGCCCACCAGTTCGCGTTAGTGTCCCCATACTGAATAATGTCCTCCAGCAGCGGGGACCGGGGCAGGAACAGGCCGGTGCGCGGGATGTTCGGCGCAATCGCGCTGACTTCGGACTGCGCGATGGTCACGCCAGTACCGCTGCCGTGCGTCACGCTGTTGAAATCCTGCCGGGTGGCGCCCTTCTGGAAGTCCAGGTTCTGCGAGGCCACGTCAGTCAGCAGGCCGTCCCATACGGCCGTGTCCCCGCCGGTCAGCGCCTCGCTGATGCCGTCGCCGTCCGCACCGTGGAAGGATTCCACGCTCAGGGCGGTAGCGCCGCTGGCGGCGTCCTCAGTGACTACCACCTGCACATCGTCCGTTGCCGTGGCGAAGGTCAGGATGGTGTTCCGGGGGATCGCGCTGCCCGTCGCTACCACAGGGATGCTGTTCGCACCTGCGGGCGCGCCTGCGGCGTCCACCTCGATGGTCTCAGGGGTCGGGGGATCCACCAGCTGCCCGAGGTGCAGCAGGTACAGCAGAGTGGGTCTGCCCCTTACATCTTCACGTTTCAGCGGTGCCATTGTTTCAGCTCCTCACCTGCAGCGTGTACTGCTGCAGAATCCCCAGATCGTCATTACCAGGAATGAACGCGGGGGTCGTAGTCTCGAATGCTTGCGACAGCCGCCGCAGGGCGGTCTGTACTGCTGTCAGGCTCACCCCGTCATGCGCGATTACGCGCACATGATACGCCACTGGCAGGACCACGCCAGCATGCACAGGGCGATTATCAGGCGCGGGGGCCTCCACAGTGACCTCGAGGCCCGTGGCTTCCCACTCAGGGGGCACGTTCCCGGCGTACACGGCGGGGCCCTCATCAGCCCCGGTCACGCGGTCATGGTAGCGGCCGAGCCGCCAGCCCAGCACCGCCTGTATGCGCGCGGTCAGTTCAGCCACGGTCACAGTCGGGGCTCCCTGATGCGCTCGAGCGCGGCCATAGCCAACTTGATGAAGGCGTTTTCCAGCACACCGTTTTCCAGCGGGTCCAGTGTCCACGGGCGGCCGGGCATTGTCTGCCCGTTCCGCTTGCGTGCGCCCTCATGCACGGCCATAGCGTACTCAGCTGCCCACCCGTGCTCGTACTCTGGCCCGCCGGGCGCGTGGGGGATGCGGGCGAATTCGTAACTGTCGCGCAGGTGCCCGAGGTCCACAATGTTACGCGGGGACCCTACGGGCGCGCCGGCGCGGCGTTGCGTCATCCCGGGCCACGTCCAGATCCACATGTCGAACCGCGCCTGAAAGGCCCGGCCCAATATCTCATTGGCCTGCATGAACGGCTCCACCATCGCGCCGAGTATTTCCTCATCGTTCAGGTGGACCGTGCCCACGTCCCCGACAGTGAACCTCACGGCGCACCCCCGGGTGCGGGCAGGAAGTCAATCCGCAGCACATCCCCGAAGGGGACCATCGGCAGATCGTTTTCCTGCACCCGCTTGACTGTGCCCTGGTAGCGCACGCCGGCGTAATCCGGCAGCGTGACCATCGTCCCGGCTACCAGGCCCGCAGGGCGGGGCCTCAGCAGCTCTACGTCCGCGACGAGGCGCAGGGTGTCGCTACCGCCGCTGCCTGCCTCTTGCAGCAGGTGTTCCCGGCCGCTGGCGGGTTTCAGTAGACCGATGAAGTCCACTGTTTCCCCGGGCGCGGGCCGGCGGTTGCCGTCCTCATCAATGACGTACCCCCCGCCTGCACGCTGGAACGTGAAGGTGTACTGCTTGAAGGGCGCGTTGATCAGGGGGCTATCCACAGGTCACATAACCGGCTTGAACCGGTCCCCCATGTCCACGCCGGGCGGCACGTCGCACAGGTGGGCGTCCAGCAGGGCCTGCTGGTCCAGTAGTGCGCGGCGGGCTATGCCGGGGCTGGCGTATTCCACCTCGGACCCCGACGCAGACCTGACGCGCTTGTATTCGTGATAGCGGGTGTTCATGAGGCCCGCGAGCACGTAATACGGGCGGTAAACGGGATCCCCGGTAACGCAGTCCACAGCGGCGCTGGCCTCGAGGAGCATCTGCGCGTCAGCTGGCAGGCTGCCGTAGCGTTCCTCGATAACGTCCAGCGCGTCCTGCAGGTTATGAAAGTCCACCGGGGTCCTCCCTTACTTCTTGCGTTTCCGACTGCCGCTCGGCCGCTGCCGGACGGGTGGCGTCGTGTCCTCTGCCTCTGGTGCAGGCGCGTCAGTTCCGCGTACGTCCGCAACCTCTGGCGTCTGCTCAGGCGCGGTGGTCTGTTCAGGCTCAGGGGCAGGCTTACCGCTCACGCGGGCTACCAGGCCGCTGCGTTCCCATCTGCCCGCCAGGTCAGCGGGGATGCTCAGCACAGTGCCAGCGGGGCGCCTCTGCCCGTTCGGGTGCGGCCACCGCTTATTGCGCAGTAGCCGCACCTTCACGTCAGCCACGGTTAACCGCCACCACCGTCACCACCGCCGCCTGCAGCCGCAGGGGTGAGGACTGCGAACGGGAACCGCGTAGCGTTACCGCTGTTGCCGACCGTGATCGGGTTGGCAACCTGCCACGCAATCCGCATGACAGCCCTCAAAGCCACCATGTCCTGCTGCGCGAGGTTGTAAACAATATCCCCGCTGGCGTCCTGCAGTACCGCCTGGTCCAGAATCTTGTAGGTGATATCCTGCCGCAGCGCGTACACAGCCTGCGTCCAGTCACCGCTGATCATCAGCGCCTCAGTCGGATCCACGGCGTTATTGCCGGGGAAATAGATCGGGCTGCCGTCCAGCTCATACCGCGTGCTGGCCTGCACGTTCTGCCCGCCGTCCAGGCTGCGCATGAAAATCGGCTGACCGGTCGTGTCCCGCAGGCCGCGCAGACGGGCGCGCATGACACGGGCTGCCACATGCCCGGTCACGAAATACCCATCTTCCTCCACCAGGCTGATTACGCCGCCCTCACCGAGGATATCGTCGTAAATGTCGCTGCCGGTGCCGGCTGCCACGGTGTTGCCTGCGGCTGCAGCGGCCGTCAGAATGTCGTCAGGCCAGCTGGAGGGCGCGCCGGTGCCGAACAGCACGGCAGCGTCGAACGCGACGCCCATAGCCTCCTCGATGCGCGGGCGCACTTCGCCCCACACGTCATAAGACGCATCATCCAGGACGGCCTCGGGGATCGGAACAATTACTGCCAGCTCCTCAGCCTCGAGCATCTTGTTGTCCCATTCCATCGTGGTCAGGGGCTTACGGCCAGTGTCGCCGTCAATGAACCCGGCGGTAGGGAGCGCGCTCAGCACCGGCAGGCGGCGCTGTTTCGTGCTCATGTTCGGCAGGCGGCGGGCGAGCTGCATTACTGCAGACTGCTGCACTACCCCCTGTAGAATTTCATTCGCCACATCTTCGCGCATGAGCGCAGCGGCATTCGTTCTGGTAATCATGCCAGGGCCTCCTTAGCCTCTGCCGGCTTTCTGCCGGATCAGGGCGTTCATGCTGCTTGCGCCACTGTTGGGCGCGCCACCGCCGGGGACCGGCGCGGGGCCGGGCTTAGCGTCCGGCGTGGCTTTCAGGAACGGGAAGTCTGCCAGCAGCGCGTCCAGGTCCACATTGTCATCCTTGACGTGCTTCTCTGGATCCAGCAGCTTCAGGGCTGCGTCAGCGTCGGCTACCTTGCCGGTGAGCTGCGCGCGGCGTTCTGCTGCTACGGCGCGGGCTTCTGCCTCAGCGGCTTTCGCCTCGGCGGCTTTCACCGCTTCTGCTGCGCGCTGTTCGGCTGTCAGCTCAGCCTGCCGTTTCTTCTCAGCCTCAGCTGCTTGCGCGTCCTGCAGCTCTTTCAGCTTGACGCGGGATGCTGCGGCTTCCTTGCGGACCTCAGCGAGCGCCTTCAGGGCGTCCTCATGACTCAGCTGCTGCTCAGTCGTGCCGGGCGTGCCCTCCGGGGGCGTGCCAGCCGAATCGCCTGCGCCTGCGCCTGTTGGGGGGGTGCCTGACCCCTCCAGGGGCGTACCGCCGGTGCCGTGTTCCTGTTCCTGCTCGTTCACTCTCAACCTCCCGGGCTGAATGACGCGCCGCGCGCCTGGCGGGCCTGGCGTCACTGTTCAGTATGCAACGGGTGGCAGGTGGTGTATAGGGCTATCAGTCCAGAATCACAGGCAGGGCGTCTATGTGCCCGCCGGGAATACGCTGGCGCGTAATGGCGTCTATGACCATGAGGCTGCTTTCGTTCAGGGTGATCAGCACGCCGCGCCGCAACTCATTCACAGGGCCGGGCGGCCAGTACAGGCAGGGGGTGGCCTGCAGTTTCGTGCGGACCTGCAGCCGCCCGGGCGGGTCATTCGTCATCGTCTACCAGCTGCTTATCATCCTCGAAAGTGCCGCGCAGCAGCTCGAGCTGCGCCTCAGCCTCCACGCGGGATATGCCGGGGTACGCGCGCATGATATCCGCAACAGTGCTATCTGCCGTCAGGGGCGGCAGTTCGTTCTGGTCACTCATTACATCCAGCCTGCTTTCTTGAATAGTGCCCGGAAGGCCGCGCGTATGGGCGCGAAGTCCTCACGATTCCATTGCGTCGGGATGAACGGGGTGCCTATCACGGCGTTCAGCTCATCCATGAGGCCCTGATCGCCGCTTTCCTCTGCTATGAACTGCGAATATGCTCGAGCGAATAGTTCCTCGTCACTCATCAGGTAGCGGATGCTGCTGCTTTCGTACCTCAGTACGCGCCCGTCCGGTGCAATGTATGCGCCCTTGTTGACGCGCACGGCGGCCAGGGTCTTGTAGTGCTTGCTTTCCTTGATTGCAGTCATGAGCGGCTTCATGTCCGGGTTTCGGACGCTGCCGAACGCCAGGCGGCTGCCGCTCGTGTTCAGGGCCGTGTTATCGAGGTAATGCCCGACCTCATGCGCCAGCGTCAGGCGGGGGTGGGGGGACTTCGGGCTGACGATGATGCGGACGGGGCCCGCTGCGCTGTAGTTGTACCGCCCGAGGGTGCCGCCACGGAGGCCCTTGTCCTGCAGGGGAATGCGGGGCAGCGCGCCCGTGCGGTGCACGCGGCCGATTGCCTCGAGGCCGCCGGTCAGGTCAGCCCGGCGGGCGCGCTGCGCCCGGGTGCGGGTGCGTAATTCCAGCTCGAGGGCGTCCTGCACTGTCGGCAGGGGCGGCGGGGCAGGCGGTGCGGGCGCCTCAGCCGCAACAGCCGGGGGCGGTACGGGCGGGGACCCGGCCACAGCCGCGCCTATCGCCGGGCCTGCAGCAGCACGCCTCAGCAGCTCAGCGCGTGACACGGCCTGCGGTGCACTGGTCAGGCCCCGCCACCTGTCAGATGGTGCGGGCCCGGTGCGGATCGGCTCGCCGCGTTCCTGCGCACGGGCAACAGTTGCGGCATGGTGGTCCTCTGCCCATTCGTGATCGTCCAGGCCGAGGGCTGCCCATTCAGCGCGGTACGGCGCGGCGTAACACCGGCAGTTCGGGTGGCGAGGCAGTTGTATTTCCCCCAGGGGGTACACCTGCCCGCTGCTGGCAGCGCAATACCCGCACACGCGGTCATCAGCCGTCGCCATGATCTGCACGTATTCCACGCCAGCCTCTGCGTACTGCGCCTGCCGGGCCGTGTCGCTGGCCTCCACAGACTCTGTGCGCACCAGGCGCTCTGCCTCGTAGTACAGCAGGTTAACGTCCCCCTGTACGGCGCGAGCGGTGCGGCCCCAGCCTACCCCCCGGGTTATGCCGTCGATCACGTGGTCCTGGATGCGCTGCGCAGCGGTGGCGGTGTGCTGCAGGAGGCGGGCGCGGCCGTTCAGTACGCGGGCGTTCCCTATCTCAGTCAGGCGGGTGGTGATGTTCGTACCTTGCGCCATGACGCCGAGCCGGGTGGTGCCCCGCAGGCCGGTGACTTCCCGATCCCAGATGCTCAGGGCGCGCAGGGCGCTGTCTGCGCCCTCGTTGAATGCGCCTTCGTTCAGTTCCCGCAGGATCGCGTCTACACTGCCGGCGGGCAGGTCCAGGGATCGCCTGATTACCTGCAGTTCCTCGAGCTGCTGCCGGATCACGGCCTCACGTATGGGCGCGCCGAGGCTGGCGGTCTGCTCCTGAATGCGGCCGTACAGGACGCGCAGCTCATGCCGCATGGTGTTGATGCTCTGATCCAGGGTGCGGCGCAGGTCTGCTATAGCCCTGTTTTCCAGGGTGCGCAGGTGCCGGTCAGACTGCCGGACGAGCCGTTCTGCCTCAGCGCCGGTCACGGCTTACCCGCCGGCCGGGGCGGGGGCGGGCTGGTCGTCTGCGGGATCCAGCGCGCCGGGCTCCAGGGTCGGCGCCTCGTACCGCGCGGCCTCAGACCTGATCCAGTCCTCTACGGCCTTGCTTTCCCATGTGGGGACGAGCACGCTGGCTGCGCGAACGGCGGCGCCGAACTCGATCAGGCCCTCCCGCCACAGGGTGACGATGCGCTGCGCTTCGGCTTCCCGCTCGAATTCCCGGTTGATGGTGACTATGACAGGTCCGGGCGGTTGCACGCCGTGCGCAGCTGCGTACTGCTCAGTGAGCATGGTCAGCACCCGGGATAGGCGGTTGGCGTACCGCTTGCACATGTTGATAAATTTCGCGTTCATTTCCCGCAGGGCCTCCCCGCTCGGGGCTTGCCGGCCGCCCATGAACCCGCCGGGCATCATGGCGTCCGCGCGCAGGCGTTCCTGCTTGCGGTCATGGTGATTGTGCATCTGAGATAGGTCGCCGGGCATCATGAATTCAGCGCCGCCGTGCTCACCGTCCACGCGGATGATGTGCGTCGGGCTGCGCTCACTCGTGCCGCTTTCCACGAGGCCCTTGATCAGCAGCTGCGGGAACGCGGTGGCTTCCTCTGTGCGGTCCCCCCGCACCTGGCTGACCCAATCGCCCTTGATCAGTGGCAGCAGCTTGACGAAGAATCCCCGGGGCAGCCGGTTACGCGCGAGGTCAGTCAGCACGAAAGCGGGGACGGGCGGCCCGTCCGGGTACTCCGGGGTGGCTGTTACGGCTGTGTCTGCTGCGGCGTCCAGGTCGAACCGGCTCGGGTCGCTCAGACCCTGCTGCTCAAGCATGCGGTTCTCTGTGAAATCCCAGACGCGCACGGTCCACTTGGCGGCACCCTGCCCGTTTTCGACTGTCCAGGCGTGAACGTACCCGACCACCTCCACGGGGCTGTCCGGGGCGTATATGGGCTCGGTGTGCCCGATCAGCGGTTCGATGCGCACCACGCCGTCCAGGCCCCGGCGTACGATGCCGTCCATAACGCCACGGTACAGGGCGCTCTCGAGTATTTCCTCTGCGAGGCCCTCGAGGTCGGTCTGGTCCAGCAGGGCGTCCGCGCCGTCACTGTCCCCGCCCCAATTCACGCTTCCGATTGTGCCGTACTTGATTGTTTCCACGATCTGCGGGCCGGCGCTGCTGCAGTTCCGCGCGACGCGCTCCACGTCCGCGCGCACCTGTTCGCTGATATCGGGTAGCAGTTCGGTCGGCAGTTCTGGTAGTTCGTTCTTGCCCCATGCTTCCGCGTCACCGCTTTCTGCTGCGCGTGTGGGTAGGCTGCTGAGTTGCCGTTTCAGTCTGGCCGCGTCGATCATGGGGCCTCCTCGCTCTACCTGTAGATGTTACGCGCTGTGTCGGCGTCTGTCACCCCGCCGCCGCCCATGAGCGCGTGATGTAGTGCGCCGAGGGCGTCCACAATATCGTCCTGTGCGTCCCCCTGGCCGGTGAAACTTTCTGCTTCGCCCTCGACGATGTAGGCCCATTCATCCGCGAATTCGGTGGGCAGCAGGATCCGGTTCTGATTCCAGGCGATAGCAGCGGGGGTGGCTGCAGCCCGCTTGTCTGTGGTGGCGTTCAGCGCCTGGACTTGAAT